TGATCTCAATGGTATGAGCAAAATTGAGTTAGAAGAACTCGGTCGCGAATATGGTATTGAGTTAGATCGTCGGTCGTCTAAAGCAGTTTTGATTGAAGAACTTTCTGCAGTAATGTTTGAGGATTAATCCACCTATATAACTGTATGGAACTTAATGATAAAAACTTTTTACTGTATGCGTCAAGGCATTATTACAACCCAACCTTCACGGATATAGAAGACTTTCAGGAAGACCTGAAAAGATTTAAATATGTCAAGCGTTTGGTGAATAGGTATCTAGAAAATGATATTCTCACCGAACGCTTGATACTAAATCACCTAATAGTGATATTCAATGTTTTTGGTCCAGAACCAGCATTGAATATGCTAAAATTGAGATTAGATGAAGAACATTGGCCAGTTGTAAAACCTTTCCTTGTGTTTTTGAATTATATAACAAATGATCAATTGACAGGGATTTCGATGGATAAAAACGTAGTAGAAGTGTTGAGGAAAATATAATGGGGATATTAAAAAGAGCAGCAGATCTTGCCTTTACATTCCGCTTTATCCGAATGCTTGTAATGCGTTGGGAAAACTGGGATGCAGCAAAGTTAGGCATTATTGATGCCGAAGGTAAACGGAACAAAGAAGTAAAGTTAGATAATGATGAAAAGAAATCTGCATATACTCCTTTTATTCGTCTCGCTGCTAATGTTAAGCGGTTGCTACAAAAAGTTCCTGGAGGCGGGTCTAAGTTGGGAAGTTTCGCTGCCGCTCTATTCCTTATCAAAGAAAAATACGGATTAGATGAAACGCAACTCGGTAAGATATGCGAGAGTTGTAATATAGAATCTTTAGATTTTTTGAACGAAAGTTCACAGTGGTTCGTTCTTGAAGATAAGCAATTATCTCCTGGACAATATTCTATATCATCAAATAAAATACTGAATTCAACATACGAAGAATTTTGCTATGCTAAGGATAAAATTAAAATAAAAGAAAATTCTTATCCTATTGGAGACGTATTTGGTCTGGATATTTATGAGGGGACTCATATCAAGACCAATCAACAAATCTATTTTACCATAAGCGAGATTTCTAAATGAAAAAGTTCAAAGATATCGAAAAGCAAACAAAAGAAGAAATGACTACAACTGCGGATATTCCTAATCCCGCAGACACTGCTATGGGTCCAAAACCTGTTGCACGTTTCTTAGATTTGCGTTCTAAAAAGAAAAAGAAAATGCTCAAGCAATTTCGTGACTATTATTCAGAAAAAGGAATTGGATAATGGCGGTATCTAAGGGTCGCTTAATCGCGAGTAACTTTACAAGTGCTGGAATCGCAGAAGGTGGGAGTTCTGGTTCTGGCGTAACCAATGCTGATTCAATAGGGGTCTTTGCTGCCGCACCTGATTCTGGAACTTTGCATTATGCTAAAGACACCAAAGCATTATATCTTTTTGACGGATCTGAATACGATAGAGTATTTGCTGGTCCAAACGAATTAATAACATTTGATTCTGCATTACCAGCATCTATTCTACTTAAAGGAAATCAAAGGAGTACTGGGCAAATAGATAGTGCTACTTCGATTATAAGATTTAAAGCAAGCGCGGATTTTGAAGGATTTCCTATTACATATACATATCAAACTGTACCTACATTTCCAGCACAATTAGATAGTGCTTTTGGGGATGATAGTGCTAGTGGAGGAACTGGTATTATAGATAGTTCGAGTCATTCTACTGATCCTCGTGTAACATTATTACCATCTGCGACGCTAGGTGATGCAGGTCAGTTTATATTACGCATGAAAGCAACAGACGGTACTCATGTCGTATCATCATCATCAACCGTAGGATTAGAATTTACCGAAGGTGATTATTTCTATATTGCTAATGCATCTAATGCAGTAGATACGGATGTAACAAGCGGAGTATCTGAAGTCTTTGGATCAGCAGTTAGTTTGGCAACAGTCGGTGGATATCCTAGTCATAACGGTGGTATATCACAAAATAATTCTGGTGGTGGAGCTAACAATGCTATAATATTTGATTTATCTACCACAGGTGGATTTGATGCTTCAACAGATTGTATAATATTTAGTTTCTATCTTGCAGCCGAAACTGGAAATACAATTGGTATGGGCGTATTTGACGATGCCGCTTCAAAATCTATGACCATTGCTACTGGTCCCAGCGGTTTGGGTGTACTAGATACTGGTCTATCAACTTTTTCTAACTGGGCAAATAACGGTCAATGGGTTATAGGAATGTGGGGAGGCGGTACTGCTATTAGCACTATTAATGGCACAACTTCTTCTGGATTTAGAATGTGGCCTGCGCAAACAGGTGGAACTTCAACACTAGGTACAGAAATCAGTGCGGCTACTGCTAGTGCTGGAGGATATACACCACCAACAATATCTAAGCCTGGAATGGTATTCTGGAATGGTGGGTCGCCAGGAGGATCTTACGCTACTGGATATCTATCTAGATCCGCATTAGAATATAATTTGAGAAGTTTCCAAGTTTACTACGATCAAACAACTAGCGGTAGAACCGTTGAACAAATTGTTGGTGGACATCAGAAAAAAGTCTTCACATAGAATATATAGTGTATAGGAGAAAATTATGTTATCGTTATTAGGATCATTGATTGGATTCGCAGGTTCTGCTGCTCCTGCGATCGCAGACTCGTTTGCGCGCAAGGCAGATAACAAACACGAAATCGAAAAAATGAGAGTCATGGCAGAACTCAAAGCAAGTGGGTATGACCATGAAATGAAAATGTATGATCAGATGGGTGCAGATAAAGAGCACGATCGTCTGATTCAACACGATATAAGTATTAACAAAGGAACAGGGTTTATCTCTGGGTTACAAAAGTCTGTAAGACCAGTTATCACATATGGTTTCTTTGGTTTGTTTGTTACTATCGAAATCACGCTGTTAATGTCAGCACTAGATAAAGGTATAGACTTCGCTGAAGCGATTCAGTTATTATGGGACGAAGATACGAAAGCGATCTTCGCGGCAATTATATCATTCTGGTTCGGTTCCAGAGCACTTGAGAAAGCGAGAAGAAAGTGAGAGAAACATTATTGAAGGCAGTGATTTCTCATGCGCAAGGGCATGTGAATAAACATTTGGCAAATATTGAAGTATATCTAAACAACCCTGCGGGGATCGGCGAGCATAGTGATATCGTCGAAGCAATTGAAATTGAACTCAAAGCAGTTGCTGAATATGATGATCAAATAGAAATGATAAAAAAATATTTTGTTAAAAGCAAAATTTAGTTCAAATATAGTGCGTTTTAGGGGTTTACTAAATCCCTAAAATACTATATAATATCACTAACACTAAAATTTTCAATTATAAAGGATACAATGGGTATGCAAAATCGTTTTGCAGACACAAGGGACTTTTTGTCTCAAACCAAATTCTATGATAGTTATTCCAGATTCAAGGATGAAGAGGGATCATACGAAACTTGGGACGAAGCAGTAGACCGTGTCTTATCGATGCATGAAGAAAATTATTCAGAGCATCAAGAAATATTAAATCCGTTCATAGAAGAAGCACGTACAGCATACAAAGAGCAACGTGTCCTTGGTGCACAACGTGCATTACAGTTTGGCGGTGAACAATTAAAAAAGCATCAGATGCGTATGTACAACTGTACATCTTCTTATGCCGATAGACCTGCTTTCTTTGGAGAGTTTTTCTATATTTTATTATGTGGAGCAGGTGCTGGTTTCTCAGTACAAACTCATCATGTTGCTAAATTACCGAAGATTCAACAGAGAACCAAGCAAGCAAAAGGTTACATCGTTGAAGATTCTATCGAAGGTTGGGCATCAGCACTTGACGTATTGATGTCATCTTATTTCGTAGGTGATAGTAAGCATCCGGATTATGAAGGTCGTAGAGTATTCTTTGATCTATCAAATATTCGTCCGAAGGGTGCAAAGATTTCAGGTGGATTTAAAGCACCAGGACCAGAGGGTCTGCGTAAATCTTTGGATAAGATTGAACACTTGCTACAAGGTACGGTGATTGATTCAAAGAAACCTGCTACAGTAACGCCTCTTATGGTTTATGATATTTGTATGCATGCTGCTGATGCGGTACTATCAGGTGGCGTTCGTCGTTCAGCAACGATCTGTTTATTTTCTCCTGAAGATAATGAGATGATGACTGCAAAAACTGGTAATTGGTTTGTTGATAATCCACAGCGTGGTCGTTCAAACAACTCAGCAGTTATTGTGCGTGACGAAGCAACTCCTGAAATGTTTTCTAACATTATGGAATCTGTTAAGTCGTTTGGGGAACCAGGATTTTACTTTACAACTTCAAAAGAACATACTACAAACCCTTGTGTTGAGATCGGTATGTATCCTCAGTACGAAGGCGAGTCTGGTTGGCAAGGTTGTAACCTAACAGAAATCAACGGTGGTAAATGTGTCACCGAAGAAGACTTCTATAAGGCATGTAGAGCAGGTGCTATCCTTGGTACACTACAGCCAGGATACACTGACTTTAAATTCTTGAGTCCAGTATCTAAAAAGATCTTTGATCGTGAAGCACTTCTTGGCGTATCTATTACTGGTTGGATGAATAATCCTGACGTTTTGTTTGACGCTCGTGTACTTAAAAAAGGTGCAACGATCGTTAAAAAGATCAACAAGGAAATCGCTGCAATTATTGGAATCAACCCTGCTGCTCGTACGACCTGCGTTAAACCTTCGGGCAATGCGTCAGTCTTACTACAAACTGCATCAGGTATCCACGCAGAGCATTCACCGATGTACATTCGTAACATTCAGATGAATAAAGAGTCAGAAATTACTCAGGCGATTATTCGTGCAAACCCATACATGGTAGAAGAATCAGTTTGGTCAGCGAATGGTACAGACGTTGTTATCTCATTCCCTATCGTGCCGAAATACGGTTCTATGTTCAAAGATGATTTGCTTGGCGTAAAGCATCTTGAACTCGTAAAGAAAGCACAAAAGAGTTGGGTTGTAGAAGGTACTAATGAAGACCTATGTGCAGATGAAGGTATTCGTCACAACGTTTCTAATACAATCATCGTTAATGATTGGGATGAAGTAGAAAAATATGTCTATGAAAATCGCCATTCATTCTCAGGTATTTCTTTCCTTGCGCCAACAGGCGATAAAGACTATAATCAAGCACCGAACACTCAGGTGATTAGTGCCGATGAACTAGTCGCTAAGTATGATCAAGGTGCTATCTTTGCATCAGGTCTTGTAGTTGATGCAATGAAGGTATTTCCTAATCTATGGGATGCATGTTCTACTGCACAGGGTATGGGTCTAGACATTAGTTTAGAATCATCAGAAAACTCTGCACGTGGTGACTGGGTTCGTAGATTCGAAAACTTTGCAGCAAACTATCTTGATGGTGATATGAAGAAAACTGAATATTGTTTGAAAGATGCTTACTTGCTTCATAAATGGAATAAGATTCAAAAGAGTCTCAAACCTATCGATTGGAAAAATGATCTCACCGAAAAGGTATTTACTGATGTAGATACTCTTGGCGCAGCAGCATGTGCTGGTGGTGCTTGTGAAATCGATTTCTAACGTACCGTCCCCTTGCATAAGGGTATGTAACATAGAGGACGACCACTGCGAAGGTTGTGGTCGTTCTTCTAACGA